GGCGGTGGTGGTCCGTGAGAAATTGTAGGCAGTCAGCAGTCCCGATTTGAGTGGGGTCGTCAACTTGACTGCACTCCCTTGGGTCGGGGTAAAGTTCTTGGATTCGTCAAGGTACAGGTTCGCAACGCCCCGCTCTCGGTCCAAGGTTGCGGTATCTGCGAGGTCGTCGAATAGCCCACCCACACGGGCGGCGGTGTTCGCTCCTGCGGCGGTTTCGGATGTGATGGTGGCAGCAGATGCTACCAACTGACTGCGAGTTTGTACGCTCATGCGAAAGAGGGGTCAAAGGTGGAATCAAACACTCGCTCATCGGATGCCCCGAAGACGGTGTACTGGATGGAATTGGCGTAGGTGTTGAATGTGAGCGAAACTACCTGTACATACGCCAAGCCCGTTTCAACCACCGCAACGGCTGCACTAATCGTGCTACTGGTATCGTAAACCTCATACTTATACGAGCCTGTTTCAAGCGGCCCCACGGCAATCTGAAATTTGTCATAGCGGTTGGTGTAGGAAGAAAGGTTGGCTGATTTCAGCAGGGTGAAGTCGGTCGTGGCGTTCTTGGCGATGTTGGTCAAGCGCAAGATGTAACGGTCCCCTGTAGAGGCCCGCTGCGTCCAAGTGACGACGATGGTGTTGGTGGTGTTGGGGGATAGGTAAATCACTCTACCCCTAAATGTAGGATGCGCCCGAATTTCACAATTTGCGCCCGATGCTTCGGTAGAGTTCGGCCCTCCGCTCGGCGGTCTTGCTGATGTCAAAGCGTTCCCGTACATCCTTGGACAACTGCACGGCCAAGGAGCGAGCGTAGTCGGGTTCGTTCACAAACTTCCTGACGGCCTTGTACCATGCGTCTTTTTTCCCGTAGGGGATGAGCAGACCGTTGTGGCCGTGGACAATTATGTCGGTGTAGGGGATGGTTTCCGAGGCGATGATAGCCTTGCCCATCCAGCCTGCTTCCACAACCTTCAGTTCGCTTTTGAGGCGGTTGAACTTGGTATCACGGAGGGGTGCGATGGTGGCGTTGATGAAGTTGTAACCCCCGACATAGGAGTAGATGTCAGCGGCTTGGATGCGGCCGTAGTTCTTATTCAGGCCACGGCAGGATAGCATCCGTTCGTAGTCGTCATACACGGCGTTCCCATCGTTCCACCCGCCAAGGTAAATCTTGTATCGGCCATCAAGGGAACGGTCATGGGCAAGCAGTCCAAAGGAATGTTCCACCAAGGCGATGTCCTCTTGGTGTTGCGCCCCGCCAAACCAGCCAATCTTGAACAAGTGCGGTTCGGGTTCGGCATTCGTGTCGGGCAAGTATTGCTGATATGCTTCGTAGGGTTCGTTCGGGAGGATGGTGACGGCCTTGTTGAGCAGGCGAATCTTTTGGGCAAGGTGTTCGGTCGTGGTGGTCACATGGTCGGCCAAGCGGATGTGTTCACGGATTTGCTCGTCCAACTTGGTGGACAAATAGTGCCGATACATGATATGTCCGCTCTCCAGCACCCAGTAGTCGTCGAGGTCCAGTATCACCTTCGCCCCAAACGCCGTGAGAGCCTCGTAGACCTTCCGAATTTGCTCCAGCGTACCTTGACACCAAAGACGATTGAAAAGCCACACATCGACCGTCTTTAGGTCCTCGTCTTTCACATTGGCGATATTATCGACACACACATAATCGAACTCGGTGTAGTTGTCGCCAAGATATGCGTTTGGCATCTCCAAGCGATAGAACGAGCAGCCCGTCGGGTGGGCGTTGTAAACGATGCAAATTCTCATGCCCAAAGGTACAAAAAAAAGGGCCACCCCTTGCGAGATGGCCCAGACCACTAAACCATTGCGGGGTATGAGGCCCGCAGGTCAAAGATACGCTACGAACCGCTGATTTGTGCGGTCGCTACCGTGAATTGAGATACCAAAACATTCAGCATCGGATTCGGTTCCATGCCCGAAAGGGTCAACTCGTAGCCACTCCTGTCGCCAAATGCAGTCCCCGTTCCAGCGGTTCCAGCAGACACCTCCAAGCCATTGGCCGCACCGAGAAACCAGTAGCGGTCGTTGTTGTCAAGGACGATTGCGTACACCCGATTTTGGGCCAACAAGCGCAACTCATTGCGGACGGTCGTCTGCAACTTGTTGATGGTGAAGGTCAGTTCGGGCGTGTAGAAAAGCGTCCCATTCTCAACCGACGCATTGAGCGTTTCGGTCATGGATGAAGTCGCTTTGGTCAAGTCGTATTCAAACCAAGTACCTGCAAGGGTTCCCGACACGGAGCCAGTCGTATTAGCGACCGTTCCCGTTGGGTTGAAGGTTTGAACAAAAATAGTTTTGATACCGCCAACCGAGTTGCGGCATCCGAGGGCGTAGCCCGTAGTTAGGGAGCAAGACATAGTGTATATTTATTTTGTGAGTTGCAAGAATAAAAAGCGGGGGGCAGTTACCCGCCCCCCTTACACTTAGGCCAATCTCCAATCAACAACGAGGTCTGGATAGGCTACCTGCACGCCGCATTTTAGGGCACACTGAAAGCGTATTTCGTCGTTGTCGATGCTTGGCCAGATGGAAAACTGCTCCTCGTCGCTCAACAAGTCCGTTCCGTAGAAGAAGTTACCGAGGTAAGAACAAACCAAGCGGTTATACCCAAGCAAACCTGGGACGGCAACTACACGGACATTGGTACCAGGGTAGATGATGTCACCATCGGCCAACCCTTGCAGGTCAACTTGGTTGTACATGACGCTGGCGTTGGTGGTGGACTTGAACGCTCCAATCAAGGTGCGGAAAGTGTCCCATCCGCAGAAGATGACGAGGTCGTTGCGGGTCAAGATGGCCTGCGGGATGCGGGTGTAGATGTTGTCAAAGATGCTGATAACATTGCTTGTGGTGATACCAACGGAGGCAGACACGGCAGCGGTGTTACCCGACACAGTTGAACCTGATGCAGCGTTCAAGATTGTCAGCAAACCAGTCACCAAGGTAGAACCCGACCAAATGGCGTTCTCCAACGCTTCAGCGATGCGGAGGGCTTTCTGCTCGGCGAATGCTTGCTCGAATGGTACGCCGTCATAATTTGAACCAGCAGTCAACTGGGACTGCATCCAGTACTGCTCAAGTGAGCGAGGGCAAAGAGCCTCTTGGATTTTCAAGGGAGCAACGGTGATGGTACGCTGCGTGAAGGTTGTGTTTCCTGATGCAGCACCTGCGACATTCCATCCGCAAGCCGTTCCTGATTGAAAGGCAGCATCGGTGTCCATCAAGTTGAGGGTAGCAGCCGACTTGATACCCACCTGCTTGGTGAACAAAGATGCGGTGCGGGCCGAGAATACGGCCTTGGTGATGAGGGGGAGCCGCTGCTGCTCGGTGTAAGTAGTCAGCGGGGAAACGAATGAATAAGCCATGGCTTTGTTTTTGGGGGGTTAAAGTTTATTTGGATTTTTTGAGGTTTTGAATTGCTTCGGCAAGGGCATTGAAGTTCTGCGTTGCGGCGGCCTTCCGTTGCTCCACGATAGCGGAGGCGGTTGGCTTCGGGGCTTCGGATGGGAGTTCTGCGACCTTCTCGACGATGTCGGTCATGGTTTCCATTTGGCTGGCAAATGCGGCCATCTTGTCATTCATCTTGCCCATCTCCACTTCCATGGCAGCCTTCAACTCGTCCATGATAGCGGCAAGGTGCTTGGCGACGATTTCTTGAACGGCTTCGGGGGTCAGTCCTACTCCAGGAGCGGCAGGGGCTTCGGGTGCTTCGCCTTCGGGGGAAACCTCGATTTCTACCTCTTGGGCCGCAACTTCGGTAGCAGGTGCTGGGGCTTCGGCTACAACGACTTCGGTGATTTTGCCACCTTCGGTCTTGATTGTTCCAACACCTTCCACTTGATGCTCGCCGTCAGGAGCGGGCAGGGTTTCGTCTTCGGTTATCACATACACGGCTGTACCTGCAACGAGGTCGCCGTCCACTCGGATGACCGTACCATCTACCAACTTGTAGTCGGCGAAGGATTGCTTTTGGGTTGTGAACTTGCGGAGTTCAGTCCGCAGGGTCATGATAGCGTCTTTCAGGTTCATATTATTGGGATTTGTATTGAGGTTGGATATGTTGCAAAAAGTTAGTCAAATCGTCTGCGAGGCCAGCGAGTGCGACCTCCAGTTCAGTCCCCGTGTTCTTCATGCCGAATAGTCCCTCAACGGAGAAACCTTTGAAGGCGTGGCGGTTCTCCCACACTTCATCGTTCTCGACCTTGAAGGACCCGAACCATGAGCCGTCGGGGGTGTCCTCGTAGCCTTTGGGTGCAAGTACGCCCCGCTCGGTGTCGGTGATGTAGGATTCAAACATGAACACGCCATCCAGTTCGGCATTGTGGTAAGCGTTCACATTGTGCTGGTTGCCTTGCTTGAAATACTTTTGGACAATCTTGCGGATGGTTGCCTTGTCGAATACGACATAGTACTCGCCGTATGTATCGTCCTTGCGATAGATGGGCGTATCGGCAAGCATGAGCGG